AAAAACTTACAACAATCCGGCGATCAAGCTAATGAAATAGGCAAAGCATTACTGGACTATGACAAAGATAGTGCTACAAAAGATGCAGTACCGATTGGAAAAGAAAGTGAAGTTTACGACAGCAAGTCTGGAACATTTTTTAAAGGCAAGTTAACAATAACTCCAGGTCAGAGTGATTTTAAATTTTCGCAAGACAGTGATATTGTCAATGCAATTAATCAAGTGGTGTTAAAAAGTACATATATTAAAAAAGCATTCAACACAGAAAATTTAAGCCCTGAAGGTTACAGGAATTGGTGGAGGGTTGATTGCCAGGTGTATAACATTGGACCAGTTAGGGCAGACACTGGAACCAAACCCAAATTGTTTGTTTACAGAGTTCATCCTTATAACGTGCATTCTAGTAGATTGATGCCAGCTGGCCACAGAGCTCCGGGATATGATAATCTCAAATTGCAAGTAGTAAAAGAATACAACTATATCTATACCGGAGCCAATGTAGATGTTATAAAATTTGAGATAAAATTTAATACTGGATTTTCTTATGAAATGGCCGCAGACGGTTTACAACGAACACAAGACAGTGTTAAAGAAACAGCAGAAGGCGGCGCAAAAGACAAAACAAAAGAAGTAATAAATCCATTGCCTCCAGGCAAATTGCCGCAACCAGGCAGTACTCCAACTATTGTAAAATTTATTAAAACATTAACTGGAACTGACCGAGGCGGTGGTGGTGGCCCTGATAATCAAGGTGTGCGAGCGGCAAGGTTGTTCCATGATGCTGTTACCAACACACAAACAGCCATGATGGATCTTGAGATGGAAATTATAGGAGATCCTTACTTTATAGCACAAAGCGGCATCGGCAATTACACTGCATCAGCTACACAGTATGCTAATCTAAACAATGATGGAAGTGCAAATTATCAAAACGGCGAAGTTGATATAATGGTAAATTTCAGAACTCCAATTGACATCAATCAAACTACAGGATTGTACACGTTTGCAGGCGGCACAACTAGATTAGATCAATGGAGTGGACTATATGCAGTACAAAATGTAACTAGTACTTTTAAAACAGGACAATTTAAACAGACATTGAAAGGCATGCGTCGACCGTTACAAGAATTGCAAGAAGAGTCCACTCCAGCAGACACATTTGTGGCTAATAAAGACGCCCCTCCAGAAGATAGAGAAGTGGCCACAGGGGACGAATATGACTACTGAAAATAATTTTAATCAAGCATCATCTGGATCAAGCGACGCTCGCCCTGGTCCGTTTTTGGCAACTGTGGTTGGCCACCAAGATCCAACATTCATGGGTACTATTGAAGTTGAACTGTTGCGTCCAACTGGTAATAACAGTGACGAAACTGCTTTGCACCAAGTAAAATACATGAGTCCATTCTACGGTGTTACTTCGGCTGCTCATCTTGGTTCAAATAATGATTATGCAAGTACACAAAAAAGTTATGGTTTTTGGATGGTGCCGCCTGATGTGGGCACAACAGTAGTGGTAATTTTCATAGACGGTGATCCAAGACGCGGATTCTGGATTGGTTGTGTGCAAGATCAAGGTATGAATTTCATGTTGCCTGGACTTGCTGCCACGCAAAAAGTTGAAGAAGATGTTGAAGCTGACAAAGCAGGAAGATACGGTAGAGTTCCTGTTGCAGAATACAACAAAAAAGTTACTGGGTTTGAAAATCCTGATGGCACACAAACTTGGAAACCCAAACATCCGTTAGCAGATGCGCTAGGTAAACAAGGACTATTATTTGACGACACCAGAGGAATCACATCAAGCAGTGCCAGACGTGAAGTGCCAAGTATGGTGTTTGGCATCAGCACACCTGGGCCAGTGGATAAAAGAAACGGCGCTCCACGTGGCCGCATTGGCAAGGAAGAATGGAAGATTGATAATGCGTTTGTAGGCAGACTTGGAGGCAGTACATTTGTAATGGACGATGGCGATGCTAGATATTTGCGAAAGAAAACAGCTAGTGAAGGCCCTCCTGAGTATGCATCTTTAGAAAACGATGAATCTGGAGGCAATGTAGAAATTCCTCATAACGAATTAATACGTTTAAGAACACGCACTGGGCATAAAATACTTTTACACAACAGCGAAGATTTAATTTACGTTGGTAATGCTAAAGGTACTGCTTGGATTGAATTAACAAGCAACGGAAAAATTGATATCTACTCAAAGGATAGCATCAGTGTACATACAGAAAATGATTTGAACTTTACTGCTGACAGAGATATCAACATGACAGCAAAGGGTAATATTAATTTAAATTCAACTGGACTAACTAATTTAACAGCTAAAACAAATATCAATTTGAACTCAGCAGGAAATAATAATTTTACAACTACTGGCATAACAAATATCAACAGCGGCGGGAATCATGTTGAAACAGCGGCACAAATACACATGAACGGCCCGCAAGCAGCCAAATCTGTAAAAGCACCAACAGCAGTTCGTGTTCCCCAAGCTGAGCCTTGGAAAAGTCATGAAAATTTAGATCCCACATCATTCACGCCTGACAAAACAAAAGCCATTGTGCCAGCAGTAGGAGCTGATCCTGTACCTGTTGAAGAAGTAGAACCGGCCTTGTGGAAAACTTACTCAACCGGGCCTGACGATACATTTACAGTTAGACCGCCTGTGGCCACTTAGGAGCAATAATGAGTTCGAATTCAAAATTATATAAAAAAATAACATTGCCAGCAGTGAGCCAGCCTGATAATCTTGGCGAAAAAAAATACAAAGGATTTAGTACAGTTAACACTAATACGGAAAACTTTAACCTCTATGATTTTGAACTGATAAAACAGGATTTGTTCAATCATTTTTACACACGCCAGGGTGAGCGATTAATGCAGCCAGCATTTGGCACAATTATATGGGATTTGTTATTTGAACCCTTGACACCTGAAATAAAAAACTTAGTTTTAGAAAATATTAATCAAATAGTTAACTATGATCCTAGAGTCAAAGCAGAGAATGTAACAGTAACAGCGTATGACCAGGGCATACAGGTACAATGCACCTTGGTATTCTTGCCTTATAACATATCGCAAACACTTCAACTACGCTTTGATCAAGCCAACGGACTATTGATGCAGTAAAATACGCAGTTAATATTTGAAAATAAATACAATACTAGGATAACATATGAGCTCCATTGATAGACAAAATAACTTGCTGATTACTGAAGATTGGAAAAAGATTTACCAGTCTTTTAAAAATGCGGATTTCCAAAGCTATGACTTTGAAAACTTGCGCAGGACTATGATTACCTATCTGCGTACAAATTATCCTGAAGATTTTAACGATTATATTGAGTCCAGCGAATACCTTGCTCTTGTGGATCTTATTGCGTTCCTGGGTCAAAGCATAGCTTTCCGTGTTGACTTAAATGCTCGTGAAAATTTCTTAGAACTAGCAGAACGCCGCGACAGTGTATTGCGGCTAGCCCGGCTAATCAGCTACAACGCCAAACGTAATATCCCTGCTAACGGTTTATTAAAATTTACCACAGTTAGAACAACAGAAACTGTGGTAGACAGTAATGGACGTAATTTATCAGGACAAGTTATTACATGGAACGACCCAAGTAATACCAACTGGTTAGATCAATTTACTAAAATTATGAACGCCGCAATGCCCGCAACACAGCAGTTTGGGAATCCATCAGCTAAAGCAGACATTTACGGTATTCCAACAAGTCAATATAGATTCCAAGGGTCAAACACTGATGTACCAGTATACTCTTTCTCAAAATCAGTAGCAGGCAAATCTATGAATTTTGAAATTACCAGCACAACTATCAGTGGTGAAGAATTCATTTACGAAGAAGCGCCAAAGGTTGGTAATAGCCCGGCATGCATTTATAGAGACGACGGACATGGCGCTGCCAGTATCAATACAGGATTCTTTTTTAATTTTACACAAGGCACATTAAATGCCGGAGCATTTACAATCAGTCAGCCAAGTACAAATGAATCAATTGATATTGCAACACAAAATATTAATAATACGGATGTATGGTTATATAGATTAGATCAGAATGGTGCAGAAGCAGAGCTATGGACCAAAATTCCAGAACTAACTGGAAACAATGTCATTTACAACAGTCTTAATAAAAGCATAAAAAATATATATGCAGTAGTTACACGAACAGGAGACGCAGTGAGCCTGGCATTTAGCGATGGCACATTTGGCACATTACCTCTTGGTGATTTCAGAACTTATTATCGTATCAGTAATGGATTATCGTATGTTATAAATCCTGCAGATATTAGAAATATTTCAATATCTATTCCTTATACTTCTCGCAAAGGCCAGAACGAAACACTGACAGTTACTTTAAGTTTAGTCAGTACAGTGTCCAATGCAGAATCTACAGAAACTAATGCATATATCAAAGCAAATGCATCAGCAACTTATTATACACAAAATCGAATGATAACAGCAGAGGATTACAATATTAGTCCGTTGTCTGTAAATCAGCAAGTTGCCAAAATAAAATCTGTGAACAGAACTTCTAGTGGTATTAGTAGATACTTTGATCTTAAAGACCCCACTGGAAAATATAGCAGTACAAATTTATTTGGAAATGACGGAGTTGTATTTCAAGAATCCTATACATCACCTATGAAATTTAAATATAGTACTAAGGTAGATATTGAGGGAATTATATATAATAAAATTATTGATATAATTAAAAATCCAGATCTAAGAAATTTTTATTATTCAAATTTTATTAATTTTTTATCAACTAGTTTAAATATTGTATGGTACAACAAAACATCTGACACCGCTTCAAGCACAGGCTATATTGGAGAATTAAATGATACACGACCATATCCTGTGGGTTCGTACACCTCAACAGATTTAAAATATTTAACGGCTAATTCTTTAGTAAAATTTACAGCACCAACCGGTTATTATTTCGATCTTGACAATAATAATGCTCTAATTTTTGGAGATGCCACGCTAGCTAACAGAGTGTCTTATGTATGGGCTCAAGTAGTATCAGTTAATGCAAACGGCACTGCCGCTGGAACTGGTACACTATCTAACGGACTTGGGCCAATTACTTTAAATCAAGTAATACCAACAACTGCTCAAATAACTCAGATTATTCCAAAATTATCCTTATCAATTTCTAGCTCGGTTATCACCGCCATGATAGATTTAATATACAGTAACAGACCGTTTGGGTTAAGGTATGATGCAACTGATCAGAACTGGAAGATAATTTTTGAAAACAATTTAGATTCAACTTCAAGATTTAGTCTATCAAATCAAGGCAACAATTCTAATTTAAAAAACGACTCCAGTTGGATCTTATTATTTGCAACTGACAATGATTTTTATACTGTCACTACCAGATTATTAAGATACGTATTTGAAAGCGATAATGAAATACGATTCTTTTTTGAAGATAATTCAACAGTTTATGATAATACAACTAATTCAGTAGTTAAAGATTCAATTAATATATTAAGCATTAATCCAAAACCTGGCCCAACTGGAAAACCATTTACACAGGATTTAAAATGGGATATTGTGTCGTCATTTAACGGACTAGATGGCTATATTGATAATAAAAAAATAGTAGTATCTTTTCAAGATTCTGATAACAACGCTGTTGTTGACAATCCTCAGTTGTTTCTTGACATTGTTGATTATGCAAATATTACAAATCCTTATATAGTACAAGAAAAATATGCTATCTCTGCAGGACAAAATGATTATCGTTATAGAAATAATGCAGATAATAAAGTAAGGTTTTTCTCAACGCAAGCCAGTGTGGGATCTTTATCAAACTATGCCAACGGCCAGTATTTTTATTTTGCTGATACTGGTGTTGTGAAACAATTAAATTTAACAAAATCAACATTAGTACCAACTTTAGATTATAAAGTGTATGTTGGTAGAGGCAATTTAAAATTTCAATATATCCACCGAGCAGATTATCAATCAAGAATAGATCCTGGCGCAAGTAATATAATGGACATATACGTTTTAACTAAAAGTTATGACACATTGTTCCGACAGTGGCTAGACGGATCAACAACAGTAAAACCGTTGCCACCAAGCTCTGCTGAATTATATAATCTAATAGCACCTAAACTAAATCTAATTAAGTCTATAAGCGATGAAATTGTATACCATCCGGTAACATATAAATTATTATTTGGTGAAAATGCATCTGTTGATTTACAAGCTAGTTTTAAAGTTACAAAAAGTTTAAATTCAGTAGTGTCAGAAAACGATATTAAATCTCGTGTAATAACAGCAATTAATCAATTCTTTACTCTTGATAACTGGAACTTTGGCGATATATTTTATTTTACAGAACTATCAACTTATGTAATGACACAGCTTGCTCCTGATATCACTAATTTTATAATTGTACCAAGACAAGACGGTTCTTACTTTGGTAGCTTATTTGAAATAAAATGTCCAAGTGATCAAATTTTTATTAGCAGTGCTACTGTAGACGATATTGAAATAATTACCGGAATAACTTCGGGGAATATTAAGTCAGTAACAGGCCAAGCACTTAGTGCAGTATCTTCACAAAATACAACAAGTTCAACATACGGAAATATCTAATGACTGATTTTACAAATCCATCGGGCTCTAAAGGACTTAGCGTAAATTTAATACCTAACTTTTTTAAAACAGATGCTAACAAAAGATTTTTACAAGCTACAATTGATCAACTAGTAACACCTGGAGCTGTCAAAAAAGTTAATGGTTTTGTAGGAAGACAATACTCTAAATCAACCAGCGGGACAGATTTATTTGTTGAAGCCACTGATACTATCCGACAAAATTACCAGTTAGAACCATCGTTAACTGTGCAAGATACATTAGGTAACAACACATTTTTTAAAGATTACATAGACTATATTAATCAGCTAGAAGTGTTTGGAGCTAATACAGCTAATCATGCAAGGCTTAATAAGCAAGAATTCTATTCATGGAACCCGCATATTGATTGGGACAAATTTGTTAATTTCCAAAATTACTACTGGTTATCCTATGGCCCTAGCACCATTACAATTTACGGTCAGCAATTAACTGCGGAAAGCACATATAAAATTTCTTTAGAGTACCAAGGTCAAAATAATCAATATGTTTTTACTCCAGACGGATTAACACCAAACCCTTCAATACGACTTTATAGAGGACAGACTTATAAATTTATTGTATCCAGTCCAGGCAATCCAATCAGTATCAAAACTGCTAGGTCTTTAGGCATTACCGACCGATATGTGATTTCAGGCATTGATGCTTACGGCGTTGAGAACGGCGTAATAACTGTAGTAATTCCAGTAAATTCGCCAAATGTTTTGTATTATCAAAGCGAAACTGATATCAATTTAGGTGGTGTCTTTGAAATATATGATATAGATGAAAATTCTTTTATCAACGTTGCAACAGATATTTTAGGAAAAATTACATATACATTGAGTAATGGAGTTGAATTGTCTAACGGTATGAAAGTGTCGTTTGGCGGCCAAGTTTTTCCTTTGGAATATGCAACCGGCGAATACTATGTTGAAGGGGTAGGCACGGCAATTAAATTAATTGAAAAATCTATTTTAGAAATTTCTACAACCTATACAGAATCTGAAACATTATTATTTGATTCAAATAACTTTGATACAGATGCATTTAGTGATTCAACCGGCTTTGCAAAAACATTAGATTATATGGTTATTAATCGAGCCAGCCGAGACCATAACCCTTGGTCTAGGTATAATAGATGGTTCCACAAAGATGTAATAACTGCCAGCGCAACATTTAACAACACAACCGCATCGTTGGACCAGAGTCTTCGAGCAGTACGGCCTATTATTGAATTTGATGCTGACTTAAAATTATTTAATTTTGGCACAGATGCCATAGCTGATATAGATTTGGTTGACTCGTTTACCACGGATGCATTTTCAACAATTGAAGGTAGCTTGGGATACAGCATTGATGGTATTAGTTTATCAGCAGGTCAAAAAATCTTATTTTTATCAGATAATGATAGACTAGTTAAAAACAAAATTTTTAAAGTAGAATTTATTGATGTCAGACACCTATCAAGTAACTCTAGACAAATTCATCTAGTAGAATTACATGCGCCGGTCATCAATGAAGTAGTATTAGTTAAACAAGGAAAAACCAATCAAGGATTAATGTATTGGTTCAGCGGCACTACTTGGGTGCTAGCGCAACAAAAATCAGATACCAATCAATTTCCATTGTTTGATGTTGTTGACAACAACGGAATTAGTTTTGGAAATTTAGAAAAATACGACGGTAGTACATTTAAAGGAACACAATTATTTTCCTATAAAGTTAATTCTAACGGGATTATTGATACCAATCTTGGGTTTGGATTATCTTATAGGAATATAGAAAATATAGGCGATATTGTTTTTAATTTTAATTTTGATACTGATACATTTTCTTATAAAAAAATAACTAATATTATACCAAGCCCAATTAACACGGGATATTTACTTACAAAAGATTATGCAGGAAACACAGTTTATACAAATACATGGGAAAAATGTAATGCAAAAACAACTCAACCTGCTATTCGAATTTATAAAAATTCAAACACTGTTAATAATTTTAAATTAGATATTTTTGATAATGTGTTAGATCTTGCAGATTTAATAATACGTGTGTATATTAATGGCAAACGTTTAGCAAGGGATCATTGGTCTGTAGCGGATAGTTCAGATTATAAAATTATAAAATTCAAAAACGATGCTTTGCCGACAGATGTTATTACAATTAAAGCATATGCTAATCAACCAATTAATAGTAATGGGTTTTATGAAATTCCTGTAAACTTACAACATAATCCTATGAACAGTTCGGTATCGTCTCTGACATTGGGGGAAGTAATCGATCACGTTGATAGTATTGTTGATAATATCTACCAGGAGGATGCAGATAGCATAGAAGAAGTTGACTACGATCTAAAAACTAATCTTACGTTTATTGGCGTATTTCCGGGAGCAAGTAATTTACGAGATTTAGGTAATATTACTCCGTACGGTACAAAATTTGTTCAACACAGCGGCCCAGCAAGTATTTCTTTATATCACATTACAACTGATACTAATAATGTAATACGATCGGTGCAAGAAAGTAGAGACAAATATGTGCAATTCAAAAAGAATTTCTTAGCAGTTGCTTTAAATTTGGGAGTTGAAACAACTCCCGCAAAGCAGGTTGATTTAATATTAGAAAAGATTAATAAAGATTATTCAAAGAATAATTCATATTATTTTAGTGATATGGTTCCGTATCGAGCCAGCACAACAACTAATATTACTGTAGTTGATGCTCGTATAAAAACATATCCTTTAAAGACAGCATTTACTTTGGACATATTGTCTAGTAGGGCAGTTATTGTTTATGTTAATAATGAACAATTAATTTATAAGAAAGATTATTATTTTAGCGAGCAAGGATTTGTTGTCATCTCAATAAACTTAAATGAACGTGATGTTATAACTATTTCTGAATATGAAAGTACAGACGGCTCGTATGTTCCTGAAACTCCTACAAAATTAGGCATGTGGCCAAAATATGAGCCAAAAATTTATCTTGATACAACATTAGTCACTCCAAGATTGATGATACAAGGACATGATGGTAGCCATATATTGGCTTATGGTGATTACAGAGATGGTATTATACTTGAACTAGAAAAACGAATTTTTAATAACATCAAAATAGAATATAACACAGAAATTTTTGATATTGCAGAGTTGTTACCTAGCTATAATCGACCCGGTGACTATTCTCGTACAGAGTTCAATCAAGTACTGGCCCCGTCATTTTATCAGTGGTCATCATTAGTTGATAGAGATTTCACAAAGCCCTTGAGCTTTGACAGAAATAATCCGTTTACTTTTAAATACAGTTCTTTTAGTACACCAGACGGAAAAGAAGTTCCAGGTTACTGGCGCGGAATTTATCAATGGATTTATGATACAGCTAGGCCTAATCTATGCCCGTGGGAAATGCTAGGATTTAGTTTAGAGCCAAGTTGGTGGCAAGGTTTATACGGCCCTGCACCATACACTAGTGATAATCTTGTAATGTGGAAAGATATTTCAGAAGGGTTTGTGAGAGAACCTGGCGTTCCTGCAATACAATTAAAGAAATATATTAAACCATTTTTAATAAAGCACCTGCCAGTTGATAACGAGGGTAATCTAGTTAACCCATTAGTTTCTGGATTTATAAATGGAACCATAACATCAAATTCTCAAACAGATTTTATATTTGGTGATATTGGCCCTGTTGAAAATGCGTGGCGCCGCAGTAGTCATTATCCGTTTAGTGTAATACTAAGTGCAATTTTATTAAAACCAGCTGACACTTTTGGAAAATTATTAGATCGATCTAGAATTAAACGAAATCTATGCGGTCAACTAATTTACAGTGAGACAGGATTACGAATCAAATTATCGGATATTGTATTACCAAGCATTTATTCTAGTGAAAGTCGGGTGCAAACATCCGGCATTATTAATTACATTACAAATTATATTCTAAGTGATAATTTAAAATCATACAATAATTACATTTATGATTTGTCTTATTTGAACACACAATTGAGTCATAGGATTGGAGCATTCACAGCAAAAGAAAAATTTAAATTATTATTAGACTCTAAATCTCCAATCTCCACAACCAGTGTTTTTGTTCCGCCAGAGGATTATACACTAATATTAAATTCATCGTCTCCTATAAAACGATTAGTTTACAGCGGAGTTATTATTAGTAAAATGGCTGATGAATATGAAATTAAAGGATATAGCAGGACTGCTCCTTATTTTAAATATTATCAATACCAGCAATCTGGAGCCACTATAAATGTTGGCGGCATTTCAGAAAGTTTTGTCATATGGACCTCGGGCGAGAAATATGCAACAGGTGCATTAGTTAAGTATAATAACAAATATTTTAGATCAACAGCGACACATACTAGTGCAACTGCCTTTGACACATCATTTTATCAATCGTTGCCACGGTTGCCAGTGATTGGCGGCAGAGATGCAATACTTAGAAAATCTTGGGATAAATCTAATGTTAACGTAGCTCCTTACGGTACTAAATTTAGAGAAATACAAGATGTAGTTGATTTTCTATTAGGGTACGGCGAATATTTAAAAGATCAAGGATTTATATTTGATGAATTTAATCCAGTATTAAAAGCAGTTACTAACTGGGAAACTAGTGCAAAAGAATTTTTATTTTGGACAACACAGAATTGGTCCAACGGCCAAGACAAATGGAAAGATTGGACTCCAGGCATACGTTTAAAATATGGTGATGTTGTTCGTTACAACGGAGATTACTATAAGTCTAACAAAGATACAACTTCCAGTATATTTTTAGAATCTGCATTTACAAAAATTGACGAGTTGACTAGTAATGGCGCCGCCGCAATAAGTTTAAGTCCATCAGCTGCCAAATTAACATTTAAAACAACATTAAGTGTGATAGATGATATTCGTAATCCTTTTAACGGATACGAAATTTTTAAAGTTGACGGTACACCGCTTGAACCAAGTTTTATAAATTCTTTCAGGGAAGACAACGCAGTTAGTTATAGTCCACGTGGAGATGCTGGAATCTACGGAGCAACTTTTTATCTAATACAACAAGAGCACGTTGTTTTATTAAACAACAGCACAATTTTTAACGATACAATTTTTAAACCAGAAACGGGATACAAGCAAGACAGAATTAAAGTTTCTGGGTATGTTAGCACAGATTGGTACGGCGGTTTGGATATCCCAGGTTTTATCCTTGATGTGGCCAAAATACAAAACTGGACTCCGTGGGAAGATTACGATTTAGGCGATATCATAAAGTATAAACAATTTTATTATACTGCAAGTAAATTTTTACCTGGTGCAGTATCGTTTGTTAACGAAGATTGGATATTGCTAGATAAAAAACCAACAACCCAGCTATTGCCTAACTGGACCTATAAAGCAGAACAGTTTACTGATTTTTATAGTTTAGATAGTGATAATTTTGACACAGCACAGCAAACGTTAGCTCAACACTTAATTGGTTACCAAAAAAGACAATATCTTACAAATATTATTAAAGATGATGTGAGCGAATTTAAATTCTACCAAGGAATGATACGTGAAAAAGGAACACAAAACAGTTTAAACAAATTGTTTGATGTAAAATCAGCCATGGGCGAAGAAAGTCTGACATTTTACGAAGAATGGGCAATTAGAACAGGACAATATGGCGCCAGCGAAGCGTTTGAAGTTATTGAGTTTACATTAGACGAATCAAAAATTAGAAGTAACCCGCAAGGATTTTACTTATCGGAGAACAGCGATGATCCTAACGATTTTATTATTACATACAACGCAAACCAATTATATTTAAAACCGGCTGGGTATGAATCAAATCCGTGGCCAGCGTTAAAAACATATCAACCTTATTTAAGAAGTGGTGGATATTTTAGATCGGATGAAGTATCCGTAACTTTATTTTCTTTAAATGACATATTATTAAAAAACCCAACTGATTTTAAACCAAACTCTTATATAGCAGTTACCTTTGAAGGAATAAGTTGGAATGTGTATCGGTATGTGGATGCAAATGTTACGGTTACTGCGGTAGATTACAATAATGTAACAAAAACATTAACTCTAACAGTAAATCAGTTAGTGGACTTTCCAGTAGGTTCTTATGTTGGAATTGACCAAGTTGATTTAATAAAAGGATTCTATAAAATCGTTGCTGTATCCTTGAATACATTCACAGTCTCTGCAACAATTTCAAGTTGGGCTCCTCCGTTCACACAATCAGAAAATTTAATAATTTTTAAATTAGTTAGCCAACGCTCGTCATCTATGGATACTGTTGATAGTGTGGTTAGACCGACACTAACCAACGGCGACAAATTATGGATAGATTCTAACAGCAATGGTAAATGGTCAGTGTGGGAATACTCGCCAGTTTACAGTAGAAAAACAATTCCAAATTCTTCTCCAATTGATGGTATAAATTACGGAAAAATTATTTCTTCTACAAAGTTGGGAAAAATTATTGCAATTGGATCCAACACTGGCGAAATAGAACTATGGGATAAATCTGGATACAACTCTCAATGGATTCAACGCCAACTAATTACTAAACCGTTTATTAGTTATTCTAGTAATACCGGAAAAATTGCTACCACTGTTGCACTATCGTATGATGGAAAATGGTTGGCAACTGGATCACCGTTAGCAAGCAATGCTTATACTAAGTTTAAAGGAACATTTATTGGAGGCAGCGGGTACGTTGCTGAAGATATAGTATACATAGATAACGTAGGGTCATACACTGGCTTTTATCAAGCATTGAGCAACAATAATGGAAACACAATGCCGCGCCCAGACGGAATTTCAGGAACAATTCCAAATGTTGCATACTGGAAAAAAATAAAATATGTTCCCACAGTCTTAAGTGGAACCAGCAATAGCTTAACAGCGCATGGCGTTATTAGTCTTTATAGCAAAGATGCCAATAATATTTTTACATTAGTTGATACTATAATCAGCCCATTCCCAACTGAAAATGAACAATTTGGATCTCAGCTAGCATTTGCTGATAATGCATTGTATGTGTCTGCAATTGGACATAGTAGCAATACCGGAAGAGTTTATAAATTAAAATATTCAACAGATGTACAAGCATCCACATATTATAATCCTGTCGGAAGTTTAGGCACTGTATTAAAGCTAACCTCCACAACCGGCATACTACCAGGTATGATTATTTCTGGCGGTGGCTTTACTTCAAATCAAACAGTAACATCTGTAATAGATCAAACTACTATAACAATTTCACAACAGCCTGACACTACTCCAACAGCAATTATTAATTTTTCAATTGTAGGCTGGGGCTTTGATTTATCAGCAACTGTAACAGGTGATGTTGTTGGACGACAATTTGGCGCCGGAATTGTAGCGACCGATAATGACAACACATTGGTTGTTTCGTCTAATAATGGTACATTATCTGGACAAGTTAAAATTTATAAATCAGGAGTACTGTCGCAAACCATAACTGGTACAAATTTAAATTTTGGAAAAAGTGTTGACATTTCTGACAATGCCGATTATCTAGCAATTTCTGATAGTTTATCAACTAATGAAAAACCTAATTCGGGTATTGTAAATATTTACAAATTCACCCAATCCGCATATGTGTTGTATCAGTCATTAAAAAATCACAAACCAGAAAACTCAGGATACTTTGGCAGTAAAATAGCCTTCATAGACAACTATAAAACAATAGTGGTATACAGTTCAGATGCAGATACTATTTTAAACACTACATTTGATGAAAATTCAACATTATTTGATAAAGAATCTACAAACATATCTCAAATAGCGGGCGAGTCGGGACGTGTTGATGTTTATGATATGTACGAAACCAAATGGATTTATAGCGAAACTTTAGAAAATTTACAAACAAGCGGCTCGGGTTTTGGTCAAGCAATTGCTACAGGTAATAATCATATTTTTGTAACTGCGCCTTTTGAAACGGATCAAAACTTACAATCAGGTATTGTTATTGATTATGAAAAACGAGAAAATACATTTAGCTGGAATATCAAACATCAACAAATCGATATACCAGATGCTAAAAAAATCAAATCTGCATTTTTGTATAACAAAGCCACCGGCGAATTAATAAAATATATTGATGTTATTGATTTAGCACAAGGAAAAATTGCAGGAATTGCAAGAGAAGAAATTAAATATTCGTCTTATTATGATCCTGCAACGTATTCTATCAACACTAACAGCAGTGATATAACAGTGGACGCTGATGCTCCTTGGGGAAAAGCACAAGTTGGTCATGTTTGGTGGGACTTAAGAACTACTAAACTTGTTGATGCATACGATGATGAAATTGTATATAGAAACAGCGTATGGAATTCTTTAGCGTTGGGAGCATCAGTAGATTTATACGAATGGGTTGAAAGTACGTTACTACCGGCCGCATGGGATGTACAAGCCGATACAGAAGCAGGAATTGCTAACGGAATCAGCGGAACTAGTTTATACGGAAACAATGTTTACTCTGTAAAAGAAAGATACGATACCTCGTCCCAGACTAAAAAATACACTTATTATTATTGGGTAAAAAATAAAAAAACCATTCCAAATATAACAGGTAGAAATTTATCTGCCAGCGATGTTTCAAGTTTAATTGCAAATCCACGTGGCTCAAATTATACGTATATTGCATTAACAGCAACTAATTCTTTTAGTTTAATAAACGTATTACCGTATTTACAAGATACAAATGTTGTACTATCAGTTGAATACTGGATAGTGGATAACATATCACAAAATATCCATAGCCAGTGGAAAATTATCAATAATGATTCGCTAACAATAATTCCGCCTCAGATTGAACAAAAATGGTTTGATAGTTTGTGTGGAAAAGATACCAGTGGCCGAGATGTTCCAGATTCTACATTGCCAGATAAAATTAGATACGGCGTTGAAAATCGACCGCGACAGGGCATGTTTATAAATCGATTTGAAGCACTGAAACAGCTGGTTGAAGAAACAAACATTGTATTATTGAATAATCCAATAACTGAAAGTAGAAATATTTCAAATATTGATGTAAAAGATGCATACCCTAATAAAATATTAGGATTGTATGATACTATACAAAATACTTCGGAAGAATTAAGATTTGTCAACGTGGGCGCATTTAAACGTCCAATTTTAAGCAATTGTATAATAGTTGATGGAAAAATTACAGGAGTCAATATAGCAAACCCAGGCCGCGGATACCTAGTTGCCCCTTACATTTCAATCTTAGGCACTGGCGAAGGAGCAATAGTACAAGCTGTATTAAACAGTAACGGCACCGGACAAGTTGTAGGAGTAACAGTTGTAAATGCAGGCGAAGGGTACGATGATAATACCATTGCATCAATTCGTGATTATTCAGTATTAGTGCAAACTGATTCAGAAGCACAAGGAGTGTGGAGTATATATTCTTATGATCCAACAGGGAGAGTATGGTCTCGAACTAAATCACAATCATATGATGTAACAAAATACTGGAGTAAAACTGATTGGTATGCAACTGGCTATAATCAATTTACAGCCATAGATCATGCAGTTGATATGGTATCAGACCTACAAACAACAAATGATTCAGTCGGGCAAATTATCAAAGTTCGAATTAATTCAACTGGTTGGTCGTTACTGGAAAAAATTTCAGATGTTGATTCGTTTGACTACACACAAATGTACAAAGTTGTTGGATTAGAAAACGGCACTGTGCAATTAAGCAACGCATTATATTCAGCATCAAACATTAGCACTGGCTATGATGGAACCACATATGATGGTAATGCGTTTGATAACTATCCTAATTTAGAACTTCGTATTATTTTAAACTCTTTGAAAAATGATATATTTGTTGATGATTTAAAAATACATTATTTAAATTTATTTTTTACTACAGTACGGTATGCATTAAGCGAACAAGTTTACTTAGATTGGATTTTTAAAACAAGTTTTATCAAGGCCCGCCATAATGTTGGATCACTATCAACACCTGTTACTTATAACAATGATAATTTGACCAATTTTCAAGATTACATAAATGAAGTAAAACCATTCAAATCTAAAATACGAGAATATGTCAGTAGTTATCAGTTAGTAGATTCCAATGAAACTATGGTTTCAGATTTTGATTTGCCACCAATATATAGAAATAATGCAATAACAACAATAAACACAAGCGCAACTAACGGAACTATTTCTGCAGATGATGCTGTTATTAGACAATATCCTTGGAAAAATTGGTTAGATAATGTTGGATTTATTGTAACAGATATAAAAATTATTAGCGGCGGATCTGGATATATTTCAGAACCCGTGTTAACAATAAACAGCGATTCGGGTTCGGGAGCAACTGCTAGAGCTTTTTTCACAAACGGAATTATTAATAGAATCATATTGCTTACTTACGGATCGGGATATTTATCAGCACCCACAGTTTCAATCTCAGGTGGGTTATCGGCAACTGGTGTAACTGCCAAAGCAGTGGCAATCATTGGAAATAGTGTGTCGTCTAACAGTCATCACGGTGTTGTTAGAACAAGTTTAATTAAAATAAAATTTGATAGAACAACAAGTTCTTATTTCTTTGTAGATTTAAAAGAAACTGAATTTATTAATACTACTGGAAATTTACAATATAAACTTACATATGCTCCTGATACCACTATTGGAAATACAATTGTTACAATAAATGATGTTCCGTTATTAAGAGAAAATTACAAATTAACAACAGTTACTTCCACCACTGATTATACAAAGTATTCAGGATTAATAACATTCACAGCTGGAACACAACCTGCTACTGGAAAAATAATTAAAATTGTTTATTCAAAAAATCAGTTGCTATTAAATGCAGCCGACAGAATAAATCATTTCTACAATCCCCAAGACGGTGACATTGGAAAAGATTTATCACAGTTAATGACTGGTGTTGATTACGGCGGCGTAATAGTTCAAGGACTTGGCTTTGACGTCAGTGCCGGCTGGGGCACTATACCTTGGTTTACAGATAAATGGGACAGTTTTGATCCATCATTTGATGATTATATTATAACAGTTTCGGCTAATAATCACGCTTTTACATTACCGTATGTTCCAACTAGCGGCACTAAAATTAATACTTATTATGTTGGTTTAAATTTAACTATCATACCAGTAGTAACAAATCAATTAACTTATACATACAATTATATTGGAGTCAACCCAACTGCTACATTAACTCGCAGTGTGGCAACAGGCGGCACAACATCAAACTACATACCAATTGGTATATATGATCCGGTATCTGTTGTTATAGCAGTCGCAAGTGTTACTGGAATTCTTCCAGGAATGTATGTGATAGGAACAGGATTTTTATCAAAACAACGAGTATTATCAATTAATACTAGTAGTAACACAGTTACATTAAGTGCGCCTCCTAATTTACAGCCTAACGGAACTTTATATTTTACTAAAAGTATAGCAGGATCAACTACATTATCATTATCCAGCACCGCGGGGTTACAAGTAGGAGACGCCCTAGCAACTTCGGCAGCATCATCATTCGGTGTTGATACCGTTATTAATACCATTGTAAATAATACAGAAATTATTTTAAATCAAATAATTTATGTTACAGTTCCGTCTTCTGCAACTATTATTTTTACTAGGCCGTTGAGAAAATACACTGATATAGTAATAACTAATGGGTTTGTAAATTTAACAACTCCGTTAGTGTCGGGTAGTGTAATTAATATTTCAAGCACATTGCCCAGTATTAAACTAGATGATGAATATTTTGGAACACCTCAACAAACTAATACCAACGCAATAATAGCTACTTTTATTGGCAACGGGATTGCAAACACAATAACAATACCAAATACATTTGTAGTATCTGCTGGCGACAAATTTATTCTTAGAAAAAGCACTAGTGATGGATCGCTAACTCCGCAAGACACTGATTACGATTCATTGGTAACTGGCGGTGATATGAACTATTCTACAGCATCGGGACTAGCGGCTGATGATATATTAATGGACGGTGATAACTTTGTTACGCCAACATCTAGTCCTGCACCGGAGGAAGTAGTCCCAGGGCAAGTGGTTGATGCAGTTGCAATTAAAGTATACGACCAGCCGCAGTCTGGATCTGCAAGCATCAAAGTTGATAATTTTATTGCTAACGGTTCTGCAACACAATTTAAACTGTCACAAAATCCAAGTAGTGCAGAATCGATAATTATTAAAAAATCAGCCACTATTTTAAATTCTAATCAATACACACTTGATTATAGAAATAGAACAGTAACTTTAGTAGATGCGCCAACTGCCGGAGAAATACTAAGCATTTATAATATTGGATTCAGCGGCAGCAATATTTTAGATATTGATTATTTTATTGGCGACGGACAAACAACTGAGTTTATTACCAAAGCTCCATGGTTGTCGGCAGTTACTCATATTGTTTATGTAGACGGCGTTGTTGCAACTCCGGTTTTATTCCAAACAGATGCAACCTATGAAACAGCTAACCGTGTTGCTTTGCAATTTGCAACACCTCCTGCTGTTAATTCTTTGATAAATTATGTAATTGTGTCAGGTAGCCAACAAACTTTTTCAATAACCAAAAAAGAAAAAATTGCAACAGACGGTAGATTTACTGTTGACCCAGCGACTGGTTTGTCTTCAGGCACATCGTCATATACACTAGCATACTCTGTAGGCAACAACTTACCAGCAGAAGCAAATATGATTGTTCGGGTAAACCAAACAATTTTGTCATCACCAATCAGTACTTATTTTACAATAAAGAATAACAAATTAACTTACAAAGTTGATCCAACAAAAATTGTTCCGTACTCTACTCCTATCACAAATATCTTAGTTATTGTTGGTACTGAAATATTAAAATTAGGAACAGATTACACAGTTGATCCTGGCGGATTAACAATTAAAATTAACAAAATTACCTACGCAATTCATGTTAATAAAACATTGGTAATCACAGTGAATTCTTCTCAAGGCTATATATACAATGCAATCAATAATAATATTATATTTTCACAAGTTTACACCAGTAGCGATATAGTAGAAGTTGTTAGTTCGTACAACCATGATATTTTAGATATACAACGTACTGCGGTTACTATCAGCACCAACTTATCAATAACACAGAATACAGCTGAATATTACACTTATAAAGAATCATTGTCTGGGTTAATTGCCCTTGACAGAACTGTGATTTCTGATGAATATATCTGGGTAGTACAAAATGCCACATTGCTAGTGCCTTCTGTAGATTATAAATTAAATGATAACAAACAAAGTATACAATTGGCAATTAAGCCGGCTATCAACGACGTGTTTACTTTGATTACTTTTAGTAGTAATGTATTAGGATCAACAATTTCTTATATGCAATTTAAAGACATGCTAAATCGTGTGCATTTTAAGCGTCTAAGTCAAAATAAACAAACTCAGCTGTCACAACCGCTGGCATTTAACAGTACTACTATTGAAGTTGAAAATGCAAGTAATTTTGATGCTCCAAACCCTTCTATCAATCGGCCTGGCATAGTTGAAATTAGGGGTGAACGAATTGAGTATTTTGGACTTGTTGGAAACACACTAAGCAAACTACGTCGAGGCACATTGGGTACAGGTATACCAACAATTCACCCCGCTGGCACTTTGGTGCAAGACATTGGCCCGTCAGAAACGCTACCGTATACTGAATCTTCTGTGATACAACAAGTAGAATCAGACGGCTCCAGCATCATCAATTTAAATTTTGTTCCAGTAAAAGTTATAGAGAATGCAATAGATTTTACTATTAATCGACAATATAAAATTGTTACATTGGGTACGACTGATTGGAATACAGTTGCCAACACAACAGGCATATTATATAATGTTGGAAATACTATTACTGTTATCAAATCAGCAACTGGTACAGGAACAGCAATAGCAATATCATACGGACAATGCGACGAACTTGAAGTTTTTATAGGCGGATATAATATTGACACTGTATGGAATAGTAATGTTGTTTATGCAACCGGTGATATTGTTATTTCAGGAAGTTACACATACCAAGCTAATTTTAATCATACTAGCAGTATATCTTTTAAAGAAGATTACAATACTGGAGCCTGGAAACTATTTGTTGGCAACACGCGATTGAAAAAGAAACCTTATAAAGTACATCACGAATTACAAAGTTCAAATTCGTTGTTAAATCCAACAAATTTTGACCAGTTGCTGGATGCTGAATTCACTGTAGATGGAACATCATCAGTTATTAAATTAACAAATCCGGTTGACATTGGAGTTAGGGTAACTGTAGTTAAAAGAATGGGTATAGATTGGGATAGCACGTTAAATATACAATACGATTCGGGTGCTATAACTGAATTTTTAAAAGCAACCCCAGGTATCTGGTATTCATAAATTCAATGCTTATAACATTAAACTAGCAGATAATAATACTTGATAAATACAATATAAAGAGAGTCTACTATGCAGAGTCAAGAAACAACTGGAATCCACATTGAAGGGCATATTAAAATATGGGACCCTGAGTCTAAAACCGTCTATATTAACAAGCGTAATGCTATTCATTATGAAAACATCAGTATAGCACTAGCCAACAGCATAGCAAACAGCGGCAAAGGATTTGTTTATGAAATGGCATTTGGCAACGGCGGCACAGCCATAGATCCAACAGGCATTATCACATACTTGACACCCAACAGTTCAGGGTCCAATGCCAGTTTATATAATCAAACTTTTCAGAAAGTAGTCAACCAAAATTCCAGTAATAACACAGACCCCAGTAGAAATTTCATAGAAGTTAGACACGTTACTGGCACAAATTACACTGATGTGTTTGTAACCTGTTTGTTAGACTACGGTGATGGTAATACTTCAGGACAGCAAGCCTTTGACAACACAACAGATGCAAATGGCACATTTGTATTTGATGAGCTAGGATTAAAATCTTACAGTGCTTCTGGAAACAGTTTATTATTAACACATGTTATTTTCCATCCTGTGCAAAAAAGTCTTAACAGACTAATCCAAATTGACTATACTGTTCGAGTACAAAGTCTAACTGGCATTGTGGGGGTATAACGAATGAGTTATCAAGTTACGTTTACTGAAACAACTAATCCTGCAAAACCTGCATTAACTGTAGCAGATCAAACTTTAAATACACAAACTAGTTTAACGTTTGTGGGGAAAAATTATGCAGGATATGCTCCTGTTGTTGCAAACAATTTCTTACACCTACTAGAAAATTTTGCAAATAACTCAGCACCAGCAAATCCAATTGAAGGACAGTTATGGTACGATAATACCAGCGGTGTAAGTTTGCTAAAAGTATTTGACGGAACCATTTGGACATCAGCTGGCTCTGTTAAAAAAGCCGGCGCGGCACCGTTAGCAGCCAACAGTAATCCAGGAGATTTGTGGGTCAATACCACAACTGCTCAGTTATATGTATTCTCAGGAAGTAACTGGTTATTAGTGGGTCCTCAATTTAGTTCAGGAAGTTTAACAGGTACTGTGGTAGATACAATTATTGACACTTCAAATGTAACGCACAGTGTTATATCCTTGTATGCCAACAACTATCAGTTGGCAATCATCAGCAAAGAAACATTCACGCCAAAGTCAACAGTTGTTGGATTTACCACTATCAATCAAGGATTTAATCTCAGTTCTGTTGATTCAGCCAACACCACAAGTTTATCAAGGATATGGGGAACAGCAAGTAATGCTGATGCATTATTAGTCACTGGGGTATCAGTACCATCTGCAAACTTTTTAAGATCCGACACATCCAGTACTAGTAATTTTCCATTGACCATACGAGCTGACGGCGGTTTAACTATTGGCAGCAACTCAAGTTTCAACATTGGCCGAGATGGCACTAGCACAGTTTTATATTCAAAATCTAGTGGAGACAGTGTTGATTTTAAATTAAACAACAACAGCATACCAGTTACTGTATTACATTTAAACGCATTGTCTAGAGTAGGCATTGGTTCTAACAACACTGCACCCACAGCTACATTAGATGTTGCTGGTACTGTTACAGCTAGCGGTGATTTATCAGTAACAAGTACTACTGATTCTACATCTTTAATTACTGGCAGTATCAAAACTGCTGGCGGCATCTCAGTAAGCAAAAATATTAGAGTTGGCAAAGATGTAACAATTAACGGCAAACTGTATTTGAACACACTGGATCCTACTACAGGACTAGAAGCTCCGGGGTCTGTGATATTACCATCCAGTAATGGAATATTTGATATTGGATCCAGCATTGCTAAATTTAGAAACGTTTATGCTGATTCGTTTGTAGGTGATTTTTCGGGAACATTTACAGGAACATTACAAGGCAGTATCAGCGGCTCAGCGGCTCGATTAGCCAGTCCAACTGTGTTCAGTATACAGGGAGATGTAAGTAGCGACAATATTAGTTTCACCGGCCAAAGTTCTTTGGGAACAGCAACATTTACCACAACAATTAATCAAAATTTTATTACTAATAAACCTTCGGTAGATGATTCTTTTTTATCAGATCAATTGTTAGTTTATCGAAGCGGTAGTGCCAATCTAGTAAAGATGACAAAAGAAACTTTACTAAGGCATGTGGCAACTGTTCCAATTGGAGTAATAATGCCATTTGCCGGAACTATTGTGCCTGAAGGTTACTTGTTGTGCGACGGTAGCGAAGTCAAAACAGCAGATTATCCAGGTTTATATGGAGTCATTGGATACACATATAAATCAGCTACATTGTTATCCGGAGCCGCAACATTTGCTTTACCAGATCTACGAGGCAGATTCCCGTTAGGTAGAGACAACATGGATAACGATCAACGTATTCCATCACGTGACGATGCAAGTATTTTAATTGATGCAGGTGGTGGCCCAGCAAATAGAGTCACGGATGTCACAGCTGACATAGTTGGAACAGGTGCCGGCGCTCAAACAGTTACTTTATCAATCAACAATTTGCCAGACCACACACATAATCTCAGCAGTACATCTGCTCAGTATTATGCAGCCGGACTTCCCAGCGGTATTAGCGATACTTCAGCAGTACCGGGGTTGGGACTTCCAAATTCAAGCACTGGCTCTGGGTTGCCAAACAGCGGCGGAATCATTTCAAGTACACTGGGATCTGCGGTAACCATAATGAATCCGTATACAACTATAAACTACATAATTTTTACTGGTGTCCTATAATGAGTTATACAATTACAAAAACTGATGGCACAACAATAACACAAATTGTTGATGGTAGTGTGGATCAAACTTCAACTGATTTGACACTTATTGGAAAAAATCTTGCGGGTTACGGTATTTTTATAAATGAAAATCTAGTAAAATTATTAGAAAATTTTGCAAGTACTTCGCAACCATCTTATCCATTAACTGGTCAGCTATGGTTTGATACTACTGAAAACAGATTAAAAGTATATGACGGTAGTAATTTCAAAGTCAGTGGTGGAACAATAGTTTCACAAACACCCCCAAGCAGTATTTCTGCTGGAGATATGTGGATTGACAGTGCCCGTCAGCAATTGTATTTTAATGACGGGTTGTCTACAAAACTTGCAGGACCAATATACACATCAACTCAGGGCATAACAGGGTTTAACGTTGAAGAAATAGTTGACACTGTTGGTGTGTCACATACTATTTTAAAATTATATGTAGCACAATCGTTAATTGGAATTTTTAGTAAAGATTCTTTTACTCCAGGTTCAACTATAGCAGGATTTGCAGGCGCAGTTTCAACTGGATTCAATGTCAGTACATTATCTGGAGTAAAATTTTCCGTAGCTTCATCACAAGCAGATTCCTTGTTGGCAGCAGACGGCACACCAAGAACTGCGGCCAACTTTTTATCAACATTAGATGATTCGGCAACAACTGGAACAGTATCTATTCAAAATGCAGTTCCGTTGGTGTTAGGTGAGGGTGCCAGTACTGAGATAAATGCAACAACATCAATATTTCAATTTAAATCAAATACCAGCAATCAAAATTTTGGTGTTAATTTATTAAGCGGAAGCGGATTAGCAACTGCATTTTTCATTAATGCTACAACGCAACGTATGGGAGTTTACACAGAGCTACCAACAGCGACTTTAGATGTTAACGGAGACGCAAGGATCAGAGGAAGTTTAACAGTAGAAGGCAACGTAACATCGGTCAATACAACAAATGTTGAAATAGCTGATAAATTAATTGAACTTGCAAAAGTCGCTTCTCCTTCAAATGCAACAGCCAACGGCGGTGGTATATCAATAGAAGGCGGAACAGACGGCGACAAAACGCTTACCTGGACCACAACTGGGTCAACATGGGCATCATCTGAAAATTTTAATTTAGCAATTAATAAAGCATATAGAATTAACGGATTTGACGTACTGAGTCAAACATCACTAGGAACAACAGTAGCAAGTGCTCCGGGTCTGACTAGTGTTGGCACGTTAACTAGTTTACAAGTTAGTAATCTAAGTGTTAACGGTACTACAATATCAAGTACTTCGATTAACTCCAACATTATATTAAGCCCAAATGGATCTGGAACAATCAGCATGAACAATGCTAAAATTTCAAATCTAGGTACTCCTACGGATCCAGCCCATGGTGCCAATAAATCTTATGTAGATTATACTGTGCGTTTTGCACCATTGGGATTAAGCGCAGATACAACTGGACTTACGCCTCCACAAATAAACTCAGAAATACTTATAAAGATTTTCCCGTGGCAGGATCACGAAGCAGGCACTAAATTACGATTGATTTGCACAGATAAGTCAGCAAGCGGATACGATCAAGGAAGCTCCTACAACAGTCGTTACAAGCTGTTTGTGTTAACAGCAACAGGAATAGGTGATGCCAAAATTTGGCAATACGGTGGCCCAATATATGAAATTTGGGATTCAGGTACTTCGTATGTTAGTAACAGTGTTGTTTCGTACCTAACTGGGTCATATATTTCTATTTTAGCTTCACTAAATCAAATACCTTCGTCGTCTCCAACGTATTGGACTCCGCTAGTATAACATCAAACTAGTATAAATAATGAAATAAGGAAAAGAGCGCAATGGCATACACTATAAACAGATACAACGGAGCACAAATCACAGTAGTTGCAGACGGCACTATTGATACCACGCTTGACGTTAAATTAATTGGAAAAAATTACGCAGGTTACGGAGAAATACAAAATGAAAATCTTGTATTCTTGCTTGAAAATTTCTCAAGCCCAACACAACCTCCTCGACCAATTTCGGGACAAGTATGGTTTGATAGTTCCAATAGCAAATTAAAATTTTACGACGGTACAAAATTCAAAACTACAGGCGGCGCCGAAGTTTCAACAACTCCTCCTACTGGATTATCTGAAGGCGATTTTTGGTGGGACAGATCAAATACACAACTACATGCATGGACTGGTTCTAGATTTGAATTAATTGGACCGCAAGGAGTGGCCGGATCTGCAACAACCCAGATGCGTTCAGTTAGTTTAACAGATACTAACGGAGCACCCCATGCAGTTATACAGGGTATTTCTAATGGTCAAACTATCTTCACTATCAGTTCTGATGCTGATTTTACCTTAAATACCTCGGTAAATGCAATTACAGGATTTACAAAAATTCGTCAAGGTGTTACATTATGTTACACTAACTCGGAAGGGCCATTGCTAGGACAAACCACAAGTAATCACAGATTTTTTGGAACTTCTACAAATTCAGAAAGACTAGGCGGATATGATATTAGTGCGTTTGTGCTGTCCGGCGCTACCAGTTTTAGTTCATCTATTAATTTTGCTGACGTGGGTTTTACAGTTGGTAACCCAGTTGCTAAATTGCGTGTGTTTAATGATAGTGCTACCACTCCAACAATTTATAATCAGCAAGGTGACACTATTGTTTTTAAAACAACTGTATCAAGTGCTGAAAAAACACCACTAAAATTGGTAGGAACAGATGTGTTACCTGGTATAAATCTTACATCTAATTTGGGGTCACCTACTTTAAAATTTAACAACTTGTATGCAAATTACATCTACGGAACAATTGAACAAGCGGATAAATTAACAGTTAACGGTACTTATAGATCTGCAAGTACAGATCCAGGTATCAATACCATTGCTGCCAGAGATGGAGTAGGAACTCTTTCGGCAATCTTATTTTCAGGTGTAGCAACACAAGCCAACTATGCTGACTTGGCAGAAAAATATCTTGCTGATGCAGAATACGAAGTTGGTACAGTTCTAATGGTTGGCGGCGAAAAAGAAGTTACTGCTTGTACAATTGGTGCCCGAGCAATTGGCCCAGTGTCTGAAAAACCTGCTTATCTGATGAACAAAGATTTAGAAAACGGAACAGCTATTGCATTAAAAGGCAGAGTTCCAGTAAAGGTTACAGGGCCAATAGTCAAAGGACAACATCTAGTTGCTGGCCCAAATGGAACCGCACAATCTGCAGGGTCGGGTAATCCAGACACATTTGCTATAGCATTAGCAAGCAATGCTGATCCTTTAATTAAATTAGTTGAATGTTTAATACTATAAAGGGAATCACATGTCCGGCTTAAATACTGCTGTTTTAGCAACCGATTATAACACAATACAATCAAAAATTAACAATATACTTGGTAGTGGATCAGGTGACTACGGTTACGGGCAAACTGTAACCAGCAGTCAAGTTGCTAGAACTAACAGAATCACTGTGGCCCAGTGGAATGCATTGCGCAACGATCTTTTAAAAGCCCGTAATCATCAAACAAATGTCAATGAAAGCGCCTTACTAACAGTTGCATCAACTACTATCCGTATTAGAGAAGCAGATAGATTAGCTTACAGTACATTTGCTGATGTTGTAACAACAAATAGATTAGTTTCTCCGCCAAGCGATCAAGCATCATTAACAACATTGCAAAATGTTACTAGAACTGCGCCGTGGTCTACCACAATCAGTCATGAAATAACTGTAACATTTTTATCAGAAGACGCTAGTAGATTTTTCTTTAATAGCGGCAGTGCTATAAGATTTAGTTCAGGCTTAACTGGGTTTTCAACTGGAATCAGTTTACTAGTTAATCAGTCTTGGCAAACTTTGTTAGCAAACATGGGAATTATCAGTTTCAACGCATATTCAACCACCAAGACCGGAACTGGTACAGCACAAGCAATTGGGTTTTACAACTTAACAACTACCAATCAGTTGGTGTTTACAAAACTAGTTGAGGCTGGAAATCAGTATACACCTAATCAATATCAACTTTATGTAAAAAAATCTGGAAACTCTGTTATTTTTACACCCACATGGAGCTATGTTTCTGATGGAAATTATGGAAATTTTGAACCAGCAGATGGTACGTTAAATAGTTTGGTACAACTATACACCGCAACTGGCCCAAATGTTTCAGTAACAGCCCCAACAAGCTCTACAACCAGCTTGTAATCTTTGTGTGAATCACAGTATCCTCAGCACCGATACTTTAATAATAAATACATACATAATAAGGGACAATAATGGCAGCAGGTATCGGATCTAAAATAGAATATTTAGATTATAATGAAATACAATCTATTGTTAGAGATGTGTTTGGTACCGGTGCTGGCGATTACGGATACGGACAAACCGTTACCAGCAGTCAAGTTACTCAATATGCAATTGTCTCAGTTACTCAGTGGAATTCTTTAAGAAACGATTTGCTTAAAGCTAGGCAACATCAAAGCGGTGTTGACGAATCTGGAAATTTAGGACTTCCTACTCTTGATATTCGATTAGCTGATGCAGACAGGGCCGCATATCTAAGTATGGCAAATCTAGTTAAAAACAACAGATTAATTGCTCCTCCCAGCGGCGAAGCCAGTTTTGTGACACTTACAACTGCAACCAGAGCATCTGGATGGAATTCTTCTATAAGCCACACAATAACTATAGAATTTGGAACCGCAGACAAATTGCGATGGTTTTTTAATTCAGGAGGAAATTTTCAACTTAGTGCTAGCCTCACTAATTATCAAACATCGGGTGGTAGTGCTTTAGTAAATTCTTCGTGGTATACGCTATTGACAAATATGGGAATTATAAAACTCTCAAGGTCAACAACAACTAATACAGGAACAGGAACCCCTGCTACTGGTATAGGATTTGGAAATCTTAATTCTACTGATCAATTAATTTTTAGTAAATTAGTAGAAGCAGGAAATCAATATACACCAAATCAGTATGATTTATATGCAAGGGTATATGGAGGATCAGCGTTGATCCTTACTCCAACTTGGTCGTATACTGATGCAGGTAATGACGGCGCTTATAGAGTATTTGAGCCAGTCATTGGAACATTAACTAGTATTTGTCAAATGTATATTGCTTCAGGCGCTAATGTTGCAATACCTTATCCAACGGTAGACGTTGTTGGATCTGGTTGGAGTTATACTTCAGCATATGTTGCCCCACCACCAACATATAGCGTCAGCCCAAGTGCCACATTAGTAAACGAAGGAAACACTGTTACATATTCTGTCAACACTAGCGGAGTAGCAAACGGTACTGTGTTATACTGGACCAATAGCGGAACAACTTCAGCACAAGATTTTACCAGTAATACAAATTCAGGATCGTTCACAGTTTCAGCTGACTTAGGATCTGTAGTTAGGCAATTAAGTTCAGATTTAACAACAGAAGGTCCTGAAACTATTATCTTACAAATTCGAACAGGATCAATATCAGGACCAGTTGTGGCAACTTCTTCTATAGTTACAATAACAGATTTGTCAGTAACTCCGGTATCAGTAACAATAACCACAAGCACGTTGTCAATAGATGAAGGGCAAACTATTACCTTTGCCATCAATACAGCCGGAATTGCCAATGGAACTGTGTTGTATTGGACCAATACTGGTACCACAGTTCCTGCAGATTTTGCAGATACAACAAATAGCGGATCTTTTATTGTAAATTTAAATCTTGGTATAGTAACAAGACCAGTGTCAGCTGATTTAACGACAGAAGGACCAGAAAGTATTATATTAAATGTACATTCTGGATCAATTGCCGGGCCAATTATAGCAACCTCGTCTACAATTGTGGTGGCTGACGTTTCTCGATCCTAATCTCAATATCCGTAACCTCTTGACTAGATAATTATAATAGTGTATTATTACACTATCTCG